CCACGAACCGCAGAAGCAGAAGTAGAAGCAGCCAAGATCTTACTTCCATTTTCAAGTTCAAAGAGAACCTTTGTTCCAAGAGATGATCCCTTGTTGCATCCACTTTGGTAAATTTTCATATGCCGTCTGCAATCTGTCTAATAATTCTCTAGCAGTTGCTGCTTTGTTTGCAAGAATACCAATGTTTACATTATCATTAAATACTGCATAATGAAGGAGAAAGGATACAACAGTTGTAGATTTGCCTGTTTGGCGAGGCATCTTACAAATATTAAATCTATGATTGTGAAAATTATTAATTAATTTTTCTTGAAAGTGGTATGGTTTAAATGTCTGTAGTCCATGGTCAAGAGTAACAATCTTCACATAATTATTTGCAAAATAAACAGGATCACTCTGACACTTGATGAATTCCTCAATTTGTTCTTGAGTAAATTCAATCGGGGTATTAGCTTTCTTTAATAAAGGATTACCAAGATATACATCATTCATAATCAATCTTCAACATAAACAAATGAAGCACTGGCAGCAGTAATATTGCTAGTTGAAGTAATTACTGCGGTTAAGAAACTGTTTGGTGGAATATGTATACCCATATCAATTAAATTAACATCAATTGTATCTCCATTGGATACGTGAAAAGCAGCAATAGCAGGTGTTGACTGTGCTGCTAATGTAAATAATCCAGTGGTATCCTGTGTCGCATATAAAGATGCATTAAAGTCTGTTTGTGTATTCCACCTCAGATAATTGGTAAGTATTGGATTATAATATAAACTAATAATCGCAGGATTACCGGTAGTATTAACTGACCCAGTAAGTCTTGATATAATAAGATCTCTTGTATTAATTTTATTTTGATAGATCAGTTTATTTTTAAGTGAGACTAAATGATATAAAGAACCGGGAGAGTTCATAGAATCTGTCCTGGTTGCCGTCACCGAAAATGGAAGGCGAGTTCTTTCAACTATTCCTTCAATTGCACCTAAAAAAGATGCTCCTCTAGTAGTAACAACACCTACACCATTATTGAGATTTGCTGCAACATATCCAATCTTCATTGATGGATTATCTAAGTGTGGAGTTTCATTTTTATTTGAGTAATGTTCATGGTGAAAAAAGAACATATCCCCATTACGAGGGTTCTCCATAGCATATCTAATTTCACCAACACCCAACCAACGAAAGTTGATTTGGTATACATTTAACTTGGATGGATCTACAGTAACACCAGAGTATCCAGTTCCATCAAGTTTATCAATATTAAAGTCTTCCTGAAATGTCCAATATTCTGTTTGTGCTTCTCCCGTTTGAAGGTGAGAGTTTGTAAATGAAATAGCAGCAGTGCTTGTAATGTTGAATGTTCCTGTCTGGTTTCCGAGAGATGTTGCTAAAACTCTCAGTCTACTCTGATCATACTCTGCAACATATAAAGCCTCAAAAAGTGCTTGTCCTCTTAATCCTTGCACTAGTTGAGATAAATTACCAGCAAGTGTCCCTGAATTTAAAGTTACTGCAGTAAATGTGGTACTATTTAAAGTAACAGTTACAACTCCATCTGCTAAAGTAGTGAAGTCAAATCCATGAATATGTGCCTTTCCTCCATTAGCACGAAGAACACCAAACTTTCCATTTGTATGGGCATATCCAATTTGAATAGCATTTTCTTGATTGAACAATCCTGCTCTTTGTGTAAATCCTACAGGATTATTAGAAAATGATGCAGTAAATCTAGCAACTGCACCTTGACCAGGACGATATCTGAGGAAGTTAGTGCTTCTTATAACACTCGTAGGAGTTTGCACTTGATCCAGCACCTACAACAAATCTTGAATCACTATGTGTAGCAATTCCTGTTGCACTAAATGTATATGTTTCAAATTCTCTTGGATTTAATCCATAAACTGCATCACCTTGAACTTTTGGTGTTAAAGGTATAGCAAGACTTTCTCCAAATGCAGATTTTGAACAGGCACTTTCATTTAAAATATTTCCATATTCGTCAGCGCGAAGATAAACTTCGTGAAGTGTCCGTTCTTGATTTAAATAATCTTGTTCATTTTTATTCCACTGAGCCATAATCAATCACTCCATGATAGTCTTTCTGGTTGATATCTCTGTACTTTTTTAATTTTAGAAGCGTTCATTTGTCCAGGATAAATGTTATGCACAATCGCTCCAGGATATTCCCCTTGAAGTTCTTCTGCCAGTTCATTTTTTGACATTATACTACCTTCAACTTCCATACGATAAAGTTTTCCTTCCCAAACTATATCTACAAAAAATGACTCACCTACAGGTTCTGATTGTGAATCTGGTCCATTTATATAGAGATTTCCATTAAAATCTCCTGCAATGTTTACGCTTTCTGAGAGAAATTGTTTGAAAGATTTCATTTTAGTTACAGTTCCAACGACGAAGAGCTTTGTTAATTCTGGAATCAGGATCTCGTGCAGTTTTTGCACTAGTTAATCTTTTCTTCATACCACTCATTCTGGAACAGAATGATTTGCGGCGGGCAGCTCTTTTTCCTCCCGGATTCTTTTCCGTTACGGCAGTCTGAAGTTTTGAACCTGGATTTTCTCTTCTATATGCTTTAACTGCTGCTGGACTTAATCCATCCGTTTTATCCTGACGATTAACTTTCTGCCAATCTTCTACTTGAAGAAACTGTTCTCCTGGTTTGATATCGGAAACCTGATAAGATTGGACTCTTCCTCCAGGATAAACCTTTTCTATTTGATCCTGAACTTCTTGGCGACCTGGTTTAGTTACTTGTGGGAAGAACAGTTTTATCATAAAATACTTTCCTCTCCACATTAGAGTAACGAGGATGATATTTCCTGTTCTTGTAGGAATTCTTACTGATTCCCCCATTGGTTTCACATAATTTTTATTTGGACCAAGTTTTGCAGAACTTCCTCCCATCGGTCTCTTTGGAGAACATTCGCAAGGTGATTTTCCGCATACCTCACAAACTTTACCACTTTCTTCAGAAACTAAAGGATCTGGTTTGATTAAATCAATGACCTCAACAAATGTATTTCCATTCAAGTCTTCTATAGTTTCTTCTTTTACTGATTTCCATCCACCACCTTCAGATTTATATCCTTTTGCTGCCCAACCATTTGCGTATGCAGAAGGATATACATCAAACTTTGCTTTTGCTTTTGATTTCCATTTTGCCCAAAGTTTTGGATTGGTTGGTTTATTTTCTTCTTCAATATTGACTTCCTCTGGTACACAATTTGGAACTTTTTTTCCATTTTTATTCTTCATTCCAACTTGCTTATAACCAGTCCAACAAGGACCTTTTGCTTCATCCATCGATCCTTGAACATTATGTTCGCCACTATCAAAGTAATCCGCCGCAGAATCAATATAATCTGCTGCTTTGGTAATCTTAGATTGTACCCATGCCTCGATATTACCTTCACCTTTCATTTTTGACTTGAGGCGCTTAACTGCATTTTCAATTGTGGAAAGTTCTGATCTTGCCATTGAATATTCATGATCAGGTTCTGGTTTCTTTGATTCTTTTAGTCCAGAAATAGTTACTGCATCCCACATAGAAGGTCCATATGAACAATCCATTCTCTTCTCTCTTTTTTTACACATTGGGCAGTATCTTTCTTCACTGGACTGTTCTTGTATTTTATTGGATACCATTTTTGGTTTTCCTCCCTTCCCAGGACGATCTGCTATTGGGTCTTCTCTTCTCTTCCTTTTCACTGCAGATGCAATTTCATCCTTAGACATTTTTGCTGCTTTTTCTTTGGAAAGACATTTTGGTTTTGGTCCTTTTCCATCATCATTATCACCTCTAGCGCATTTACCTGTTCTTTCTCCTTTGGAATTATATTCATCCCATCCCCCTCCACCCACTCCACCCTCATCACCAGTTCCAAACCACTTACGAAGATCTTCATAAGCTATACGCTTTTTACTGTGTTGAATTTCTCCCTTTTGTTTAGCGATTAATTTTTTGGATGTTGTTGCAAAATTTGCATTTGGATTCTCATCTGGAGTTTTCTTTTTTGGATTATCATAAACATCCACATCACCATCAGCATCACGATCAACGTATTGTACTGTTGAGTGGTGAACTAATTGCTTTAGATCTAAATTTGGGTCCAACTGATGTTGTTTTCCTTTTAGATGTGGTGTTTTGTGTGAGAACTTTAGGGGTTTCATTCAACTGATTTGGATTTAGTTTCTTCACCTTTTGCTCTTTTTTTTCTCGCCGCACAATGGGCACGTTGAGAAAATCCTTTAGGATTTGAACAATCAATACTCTTTTTATATTTATTAGTCCACTCTTCTTGAAATTGTTTAAACGTCTTCATTTTTTGGTTGATGTTTTAAAAGTTTGGCTAGTTCTGCTGTTGATCCGACAAAAAGAGCATTTGTTACATTTGTTGGCCCTTTTACACCTCTTTCTTCTTCCACATCCTTTAACTTTTTTTGAAGATCCATTAACTTATCCGTTGCATCTGCTACATTTTTAATTAATTGCCCAGCAACTTCATATGCTCTTGGCATTTCACTTTCTTGAGCCAATTCTAAAATACCATTAATAGCTTCTTGCCCCTTTTCTATTAAAGAATACAAGTTACCTCGCGTATATTCATAATCTTTTTTTACATCTTCAATAGAGGATGATACCTTTTCAATTTTTAATTCAGTATCAATTATTTCGGGTTTTATTGTATCACCAGAAACATTAAACTCTTTGTTCAAAGCATCGTATTTTTTAGTCATTCTTATGAAAACTCACCACTAAAACCAAAATCATCGCCAACTTCTATTAATAAATTATCTTGAGTTGTTATACCCTTAACTGAAGATCCAGAAACATGATTAGACGCTGCAGTTCCATTTTCACCCCTAATAACAGATAACTTATTGTCTACCTTAGAATTTACATATAAAGTTTCATTGTTTATAACAATATAAGTACCATTAGAAATTCCTGATGCGTTTTCTACATTAATATAAGAATCTGTTTTGGAAATATCGCCAACCAAACTTGTAATAACTGTTCCAGTATAATTTGTAGTTGCGGAAGGTTCTACAGAATAAACAAGATCTCTACCTCCAGTCTTTGAATCAGAACCTGAAGAAGAAGCTGATATGTATCCAATTGAAACTTTTTTGATAACGTCTTGAGAAGCAGATGATACTGGACCAAAAAGATATATTTTTGCAGTAAATCTTAGTGTATATATTAATGCTCTCCTAGTTGTAAAATCTCCCTCATAATCATCATTCATTGATATACTTCCGAGAATAATCGGAATATCTCTTTTTTCTCCTATTTCTTCAACCAAATTAACTGATAGATTATACGATGGTTGGAAATATGGTAATATTTGCTCAATAATCTGAAGCATATCATCATTTAACTTTGTCATTATACTCAGACTCAAATTCCATATTATATGGAACAGGCATATAAGATTTTTTTTCTTGAGTTTTGTTTGATGCTGATGATGTCAAAAATGTTTGTGTAGTTGTTACTTTTCTTTGTGCATCATAATTAAGACCAATAAATTCAAATGACATTCTTGGAAGAGTCATTTGAACTGGTTTGTTCAGATCTGGAGATTGTTCAAGTCTAGCTAAAAACTTTTGAGTGGGCCCGTATGCAAGAGGAACTTTTATTTCACTTATAACATCTCCAGAACTATTTTCATGTTTTATTGAAATATTATTGAAAAGTGTCCCAAAAGAAACGA